CCTTCAGGTTTTTAATCTTGATATCCAACGTATCGCCGTTCTCGAATAGAACCCTAGTCTTAGGCCATTCTCCGTGCACCAGAAGCCAAGCTATGCGCGCCGCCGGGATCGGTACACCATGCAACCAAACCCAACGATAAAACGTATGTTGACCGCGACCGTCTGTAGCTTTTCGGACAGTCGTAGCATCCGACCCAACCTTACCGCGTTGCCCCGAACGTTCTCGGCGAAGCATGACGCCGGTTTCAGGATCATACGAAATGTACTGCGCAACTTCCTCTCTGGTCAGGTTTACAGACTTCGTCATAGCGCCTTCTCTCTCTTCCAGAGAGAACGCACAATAAACGGAGTTGTCGGTTTCGTCAAGCATCACGCAAGACCTGACAAAGAAAAATTAAGAGGTAGGAAAACTGCCAAACAGGCTTCGCCAATTATAATAGCCGAAGCTATATCTCTCGTATGCTTTCACCAAAAGATTATCGGTGACGAAGTCTACCTGCATATCCGTCTCGAACTTGACGCGCTCCATGTAGGCGAGGCCGTCGATGTTTGTGAGGACGAACCATGCGTAGGATGACGTGAGGAAGTCCATGACCATGTAGCCTTCGGGGAGGCCGCCTGCGGTCGTATGGATGGCGTTCGCGTCGTGGTCGGCGGTGCCGGGGCGCAGTTCCGTCTTGGTCAGTCGGATGGCGACGGGTTCGAGTTGCGGCGGGACGATCAGCTTGCGACCGCGCGCGAAGACTTTGAGGCCGGCCTGGTCTCGGAAGTTGACGCGGACGGCGACCATTGCGTTGAGCATGGTTGCTTCGTTGAGGTCCGCCTGCGTCGAGAACGTGTTCGCGAGAGAACCGTAGTCGGACGGATGAGCCGTGGAGCAGAGCGCGACGCCATCGCCGCCGACCTGGGTATTATAGGTCTGCGCCGTGTTGAAGGTGTTTGCGGCGTAAATTTCCTTCGTCTGCTGGAAGCTTTCGATAAGCCCTAGATTGGAAGGATGAAACTGCGTTTTGTAAACGTTGTCGTCGATGGCCTTGCGCGTGATTGCATAGCCAAGGCCGATCTCGACGTGCTCTTGGTTGTAGATGTAACGTTCGCCAGCGCCGTTATCGAAGGCGGTTTGGCCGCCTTCGGTTTTGAGCTGGGCAAGGCCGAGGAATCGCATTTCAGCCGTTCGCTCGAACGCGAGCTTGCTATCGTGCTTCGCGTAAACCTTGTCGTACTGAGACGGGATCATCTCGTACTTTCCTTCGACGCCCCTCAGACCGGGGAGAAGAAGGTCTTTGATTGAACTGAGGTTAACAGCCATCTGCCTTACTCCCTAGTTAGATGCCGGCGAAGGAACGGGGAAGGGCGTTGTTAAAGCCCACGATGATGCGGTTGTAAGCCGTCGTCGAATCATTGCCGTTGATTGACGCTAGAGGACTGGTTGCCCCTGGAACGTAGTTTTTCAAGGCGATGATGCGGAACGGTAGGAACGCATTTCCCGCAGGACCGACGCCAGAGTTTCCGATCAGGGAATACTGGTCAGCCAGGAATGTTGAGAGGCCGTTGGCCGTGTTGCCGTTCGTCGTCGTGACGCCCGACTGATTGTAGTGGAAGCCGATGTTCTGCCCGACGTTCGATAGGCCGAAGGCCGTAGCCGTCGTGTTGCTGTTTCCGGTCATAACCTCGAACTGCGCGTTCGGATCGGTGATGACATAAGCCGTCACGTCGCCGTTGGCGTCAGAGCCGGGCCAGTAGTTGCGGAAGGACGTATATTTGTTCGCCGTCGAGAGGTATTTGCAGCCGACGAAGATACCCGTGATCGGGGTAATGATCGTAACCGTACCGGACGCGGACGAAGTTCCGTTGATCGTCGCGGCGGCGTTGGCGCAAACCGCAGTCGTGGAGGACGACGACGTGACGGTATATGTGCCGTTGAGGTTGCCAGAGGTCATGGTCGAACCCGTGATAATCAGGGTTGAACCAACCGGGGGAGCCCAAGTCGTCGGAACCACGCCGCCCGTCGCCGTGGTCGCCGTGTAGGTGACGGTCAGAGCGCCCGTGGTGGCGTTCGTGGTGATCGCCGTGGCGGCAACCGTCAGCGTGACGGGACCGTACCCCTGGACGAGATAGCCGGTTCCGAGGCCGGTAGCGCCAACCGCCTGAGTGACGGGATCGCCGAAAAAGATGGGCTGGGTATTGCCGCTCGCGATAGCAAGCTGGGTCTGTTCGTAGGACGGCGTAGTGCCGGTCCCCTGGTACTGCCAAAATCCAGTCGGCGCAAACGTGTTCGCCATGACGGAACTCCCTGTGAGGGAGGCTCATCATCGCGCGCCGGGCCGACTAGAACCGTGGGAAGGTTTGAAGCCGCCACCGGGGAGGCTTTAACGTGCGTTAGACGCAAAATTAGGTAGTTACGCGGTTACACTGTTTTCTGAGGGTTGTCAAACGCTAGTCCGGCACCTTCATCGCGAGCGAGAAATCGCTCTTGATCTTCGCCATCGGCGTTCCCTTGTTGTGGCCCTCAAAAGCCCCAACGGGAGCGCCCTCAAGCTGTTCTTTCTTGGATCGCATCTGCGTCCGAGCCGCCTGCAAATCCTGCTTTTTGGCGAAATCGGTAACTTCCGCAGGACGCTCCATAAGCTGCAGGCCCTTACGGACGATGTTTTTGTCCGTCGAGCCAACAGGCATCATTTCGGGATGACGCGAAGTCGGCACCGGATCCCAACCAAAGCGCGAAAGCTCAATCTGGCGAGCCGCGTTCGTCATACCCATGACGGTTAGCTCTTTCCATTCGTAGGACCATCCGTCAGGCACGATGGATTGATCGAAGTCGAAATCGCCGGCCTGTTCTCCGAAGTTTCCGACGTGTTCTAGGATTTGCCGCGTTCGTTCTGCCGCGTCTCGGCGGGGATCGGTTGATCGCATGTCGGGGCGCTGAGCGGGTTTGACTTTCTCGTCCATAATCAACCCCTCCAAGTAACGGCTTTGACAGCCCACATTTGCGCAGTCTGAGCTTCGGTGATGGCGATTGAGCAAAGACGCACCATTTCGGGATTGTCTCCCCGCTTGATGTAACCTTTGCGGAAATCGTCCATGTGGTCGATTATGTCGGCATAGAGGCGCTTGAGTTTGTCAACATCGCCATTGCTCGACGGATTGAAACTTAGACCAACGGCGCGCTCGCCGTAGGTTTGCGGTCTATCTACGCCTTCCATTATTTTGCCTCATCAAAGTTGAAATCCAGCCAAATGTTTTTGGCTTTCATAATGACCCACGCCTCTTGAGCAACGGTAGGATGTGTCTGCGTTTCTGCGTATGTATCCAAATACAATCGCACAAACTCCCTAAGAGCGTCCGACGCTGCATTAGGATTTATTTTCCAACCTGCTTTTATCATCGCGTTTTCAGCCAACTCGCCGTAATCGGTTTCCATCAATTATACCTCGTATCCTTGGAAATCTTCTGCTTCTGTTCGTAGTATTCTTGATCCGTCATCTTATTAAGCCGGGCCATCTCGCGCTCATCGGCAGTCAACCGAATAACTCGCGGACTTGACCCATTCGACGACGGCGATGATCGGCTTACCGGAGCCGCAGCCGGCGAAGATCTCCTCGAAACAGCTTTTGCCGCCAGTTCCGTGCCGTCTTCGTTATCTTCAGCCTGTTCGACCTTGCCGTAGCCTAGTCTGCGCTCCACCGCCTTGAAATAATCCTCGGATTCTGCCGTCAATCCGTCGTCAAGCGCGTCCTCGTGCGCGCGAATCATCTTTCGAAACATTTTTGGATCGGTTGCACACTCAGGATGCGCCCGAACCCATGCAGCGGATCGCGGTTGAAGCCTCGCGCACAAGTCTTCGACCGGATCAATGGCGGGAGGCGGGGTTTTTGGCCGTTCGGCCATTGCCTGTTTGCCGTTTTCAAGCTGCAAAAGCTTGGCGGCGTTCGTAGACATTTCCAACTGAATGTCTGCGGCCTTGTTATAGTCTCCCGCCGCCATTGCGGCGGCGTAAGCCGACTTCAATTGCAGAGAATTGCCCTTGACCGTCTCGATAGCGTTCGTGACGAGTTGCAAATTCGTATCGGCGACTTCGTTTTTGGCGGTATGAGCCTGTGCGGCGGCCTCGCGAGCCGTTCTTTCGGCTGTTGCGCGAGCTACCTTCTCCGCTTCAAGCTGCTTTTTGAGTTCGTCGATACCTTCTTCGGTCGATACCGCGCGTTTGGGCGCTTCTTCGACGATGATTTCAGGCTCTTTTGCGTCAACTTCTTTGATTTCGGCCATGATCTTGCTCACCAAACCATATCGGGATGCTGAATGCGAGCGCGAACAACGGTATCATCAAGCAATCGGCACAAAACCTTGTTAACCGACAAACTCCAACCGTCAGAAGCGCGATAAACTACCCAATCGCCGAGATTAAACTTGATCCCCTTGAACCAAACGCCACTTGCGTCGTGAAATGCGCTTTCGCCCATTTTGACGATGACGCCGACTTTCGACTGGAAGCGATCTTCTTCCAAGTGCTGATCTGGCAGGAAAATCCCGCCTGTGGTTTTCTTAGGACCGTTTGCGCCGCGCTGATAGACGGCGACGAGAATTTGATTGTTGAAAATGTCAACATCGTCCAAATTGCCGAGAGATTTGATAAGCGCCTCTCTTGGATCGATTTCATGCTGCATAACCATCGCGGGCATAATCTAGCCTCTCAGTTTTCGTTAACCTTCTTCACAGCATCGTCGCAAAGCTCAAGCGCAAGCCTAAGCCCTTCAATCTTCCCAACCAAAAAACTGTAAGTTGAATGATCGGGAACAGCCCCGCGATTAGCGAGGGCGCTTTTCAAGTCATCAATGCTTTGCTCAATCATTGATGCGTGTTCTTTGATGACGGCGGCGGAATAGGATAGGGACATTAGTTGCGACATCCTATCGATGATCTTTTAGACGCCAATTTCAAGCTGGTCGGTCCCTTTGGGCCAAATTCCCGCCGCGTTCCACGCGAACCTTCGCGCAGATAACTTTCGAAAAACACAGCTAAACACCATAAATCACTAGAAGCGTTTTCGTGATTTACAGCCCCAGATTTGAAGGCTTCGGCAGCCAATGAAAGTGCATCTTTCCTGACCTGATAATCTCCATCGCGCTTCATGGTTACCGCCCCGCTCCCGGAGGCATTTGCGGCGGCATAGGAGGAGGCCCGCCAGCGCCCGCAGGACCGCCGCCCATGCCGGGAGGTTGCATAGCGCCCATAGCGCCCGGCGGGATAGGAGGACGGCCCGGAGGCGGCATGGGCGGGCCCATTGGCGGACCCATAGGCGGCTTGTCCTCTTTCGGTCCGCCGATAATGATATTGATGTTCGTCTTGCCCTTGCCGGCACGCCCTCCTTCCGCGCGAGCTTTGCGATCCTGTTCGTCGATACGATATTCCGCTTTCGATTCGCCGTTATGTCGCTGAGCCTTGCCGCCATCGGCGCGAGCTTTGCGATCCGATGGTGGCAAGGATTCGCTAGGCGTTTGTTCTGGTCTAGGGCTAATCTGCCATAATTTATTTCTGTCGCCCTCTCTCATCGCGAAACGATGAGCCTCTTCATATGAAGGGAAGCTCCGAGTAGTATCCCCTGGTCGCGTAGCGTGGAAATTGGCCGCCCCGCCATCCGCGCGCGCCTTTCGGTCGCCAGTGATGCGAACTCCCGTAACCTCATTGGCGATACCTCCCTTCTTCAACCCGCCAGCCCCGGCCATCAAGCCCGCGTGCGTAGGCTGGAACCCCGATCCATACAGTCCGCCAGTCGGGACATTCGGAGCAAGCTGTTGCGCCGCCGTAGGTCCGCCCGTGCCGCGAGACTTCCGCCCCGCATGATGATGCGCCTTGTGGCCTTCGACCTTTCCGCCCTTGGCGAACGCGCGAGGCTTAGGCTGGCATGGCCCGGTTTTTTCCTCCGTATGAAGTTCGCCAGGAACCTCATAACCGGAGGCGTCAACCTTGCCGCCTTTGGTTGAGTTGAGGACGTGTTCGACGCGCTCTTTGCGATGCGAACTGTTGTACTTATCGGCGTGTTCAGACATGGCTTTTATCCCTTAGAAACAGAACCCCAATCGTCCGACAACACGTCGGTTTGAGACGCCAGCCACGGGACGAACTTTTTGTCAGCCGTGTACATAATGATAAATGGCAAAGTGCTTTCTGGAACAATCGCCGCAACATTATGGTCTGCCGACCATCCGGCGCGGACATAAGCTAGCCACATTTCCTTTCCGTTCCAACCAGAACGGGAAACCCGTTCGCCGCGCTTTAAAGCGGCAAGCGCCCATCCAAAATCTTGCGTATCTCCGTTGTGCATGGCTAAGCCGCTTTCTTTCGTTTGAGAACCTGACGCGCTAATCTCACGGCGTTTTCAACATCGCCGCCATCCGCTTTATGACGACGCGAAACCTTCATCTCGGCATGAAGAAAGCCGCCTCGCTCCCACCCGCCGCCGTCGCCACCCGAACTGCCCGACGATCCACCGTCGCCGCCTGTAGACCCACTATCGCCGCCGCTATCCCCGCCGCTGTCACCGCCAGCCGCCGCAGTCCCGCCTTCTCCCGCACCGGACGCAGCGCCACTAGAACCTCCGTCTCCCGCACCAGATGCTGCGCCACCGCCATCGCCCGCGCTTGCCGAACCCGCCCCCGTTGCGCCATCGCCGCCATTCGATCCGTCTCCCGCCGCCGCGCCGGTTGCTCCGCTTTCGCCGTCCGATGCCGCCGCAACGCCAGGACTTACACCAGTATCGCCAGCGCTAGCGCCAGCAACGCCGTCCGATGTTGTAGCCGCCGCATCGGAACCCGCCGTTGTACCGACCGCATTACCAACGCCTACGCCCTCGTCTCCAGACGTTGCCGCGTCCGAGCCAATGCCATTAACGCCAAGGCCGGGAGACGTAACGCCGTTGTCGGCGTTCGCTGTAACGCCCATATTCGCTACCGCAGCATCCATAGCTTGCGATTGAGCCATAGCTTGAGCAAGTGCGGCTGATAGTGATGGAGCAAGCATTCCAGTCGTGACGTGGCCAGCAGCGCCCGTATCTGAACCTATGCCGCCTTGACCGTCAGCAGCAACGCCGGGAGCGGCGGGAGCCGCAGGCGCGGCAGGCGCGGCAGGCGCGGCAGGCGCGGCGGGAGCCGCAGGAACGCCTACAGGGCCGAGCGGACTTTCCGTTACCGAAGGCGTAGGAGCCAATGAAACTGTCGGAGCGGTAATACTCGATGCATCCGCCGTCGCCATTGCCTGATCGTTGGAATATGTCGGGTCTTGATTTGTAAGTTTACCCGTAGGAGGTGACACGGTAGGAGCCGTCGCGTTCGGATTGGAAAGCGCATTCATATGCGCCGCAGCCGTAGCCGCATCAGCCGCAGCCGCAGCATCGGTATAATGCGAAGTAGGAGAAGCCGCATTTGCTCCTGTTATTCCATCAGTCGTTGTCGCCGGAACGCCCGTAACGCTTCCCGATACAACGCCGGGAGGCGCAACGCTGGTAGTAGGCGCGGTATCCGCAGGCGCAGGACTTGATGGAGCGGTGTTCGCCGTTACAGAGGAAGCGGGAGCGGCGGGAGAGGAAGTCGCAGGCGCAGATGGCGCGGTATCCGCAGGCGCAGGACTTGATGGAGCGGTGTTCGCCGTTACAGAGGAAGCGGGAGCGGCGGGAGAGGAAGTCGCAGGCGCAGATGGCGCGGGCGCAGATGGCGAACTCCCGCCAATCCCCACACCTTCATCCCCAGAAGCCGCAGCGTCCGAGCCAATGCCATTAACGCCAAGACCGCTAGTTGACGGCGCGTTGCCGCCCGATACTCCAGCAGGCGCGGAGCCGCCTCCAATAGGGTTTTGCACGGCAGCGTTTATTGGCGCGGGAGAAGATGGAGAAGCGGACGGCGCTTGCGTCGAAGCCGCAGCCGTAGGCAACGTCGGGTTTGGGATAGCGTTGCCATTCGGCGTAAACGGACTTGCGCCCGGCTTGATCGGGATTGTCGAAGCCGTTGGCACAGTCCATGACGGGATTTGAACCATGCCATAGCCGGGGAGATAGACCGATCCGCCAGGGGCGCGTTTGATCCTCTTGGCGATCATGATGGCTTGGCGCATGGCCTTGTCAGGATCAGTCGGGAACATTGGGCTTACCCTTCGCCTTGCTCATGGCCTTCAGCTTCTCACTTTCCAGCGAGCCCTTCGCATCCCGATCCGCAACCTTATGCTCTCCATCAAACGCCATATCGCCCTGATGCTGCGCCAAATCCACCGCCTTGTGCATGTTCTCATGCTGTTGCGTGCTGTTGTGGATCATAATCTCTTTCGCCAAATTCATCGTCGCCAAATGCTCGGCACTCGAACGGTCTGCTTGCTCATTCCTGGCGCGCAACGCCAAATCCGCCTGATCCACGTCGGCAAGCTTGGCCTTCGTATGGGCGTCCATCAAAGCTGTTTTGGCCTTGACGATATCGAGCGGCTGCGTCCCGCCGTCTCCCTTGCCCATATCCATTTGCAGACGAGACTTTTCAAGGTCAATCTTACCCTTGACCTCATCCGACTTGGCTTGAGCCATAATGCCCTTTGCCTTCGCCTCGTCTAGTTTGGCCTGACCCTCTTGCTGCATCTTGGTAAGCTCTGGCGGCGGCTGACCCATCGCGCTCGGGGGAGCCATGAACTGTTCGGGATTGCTAAAGCCTAGCGCCTGAATACAAGCCCGGTCAATCGCAATCGGATCGTACAGCGAAGGCGATTGAGCCTGCAATTCTTTCAGCGCCGCCAACTTCATAAGACGCTGTATCTGAGACGCCGTGTTCGGATCGGCTTGCGGAACCAAATTGCAATCGTCCAAAGCTTGTAAGAACGTATCCTCATCCCACTTGCGCGTCGGCTTCCTATTTTTCTGCCAGAAGCTTTCGGGATGCTCTCGGAAGCACTCAGCCAAGAGTTGCAATTCCGTCGCCTGCGAGGCGTGCATCCGCTTATGAACGCTGTTCAAAATCTTGGTTGCGCCTTCGATCAACGCAAGCGTGGTTCCCACCGGAGCATCAGATTTGCCTTCTCCGACCGGCATTTCCGCCGTTCCGCCGACGCGCTGGCCTGTTTCGACCATGTTTTCAATCAACGCCATCAACGAAGGCGCGGACTGCATATTGTAGGGAAGCGGCATTACCGCTTCATTGATCGGCAGTCCATTTGTTTTGACCTTGGCCGCGCCGCCTGGAGGAACGCGAAGAATGTTTGTGTCTTGCCTCATTCCCATATCGGCGATCAAAAAGCCGGGGAAGTTGGCATACATGCCCAAGTCCAACAACTCACGCCAAGCGGCTGTTACCGCCATAGTCGTGTTGCCAAGAATGTTGAGCAGGCCAATATCGTAGAAGCCAAAACCGGGAACGAACGTATATTTAACGAACGTGTCTTTCGCTTCCGGCAGTTCCTTCGTGTCCTCATCGAAATTGCGGACAATCGCCAAAATCTCTTTCGTCGAAACATCAATCGTCACGCGATACGGAATTTCCAATCCCGTGATCTTGCCTTTAGATTTGTGTTCAAAACTAAGAATATCAAGCTCGCAATAGCACTCGTAAATTTCACGATCCCGATCATCGGGACGCATTGATGTTTCTGTTACGCCCTGCTGCGCCATCTTCTCGCGCTTGACCGCATCGCGCTCTGCCATCATCGGCGTATGCAAATCTATATCGCGATAGACGCCTAGAATTTGCAAACGCTTGACGGTCGAAGGCTTCATCATCACGCGATGAGTTACGCGCTTGGCGTTGCGCAAATCTGTCGCGTCATTGTTGACGATCAAATCCTCTGCGTCCACATGCTCACTGACAGGGCGATTGCGGAGTGGGCAGGAATAGACTTTCTTGAACGCCGTGCCGCCAAAGCCGAGCATCAGCAACATGCGGTCTGTATCGGGGTAGTATTCTGTAGCCGTGACTGTTAGATAATGATTGAAGTCTTTTTCAAGCGCGTTCGCCAGCGTGTCTTGGTTGACGGTTCCGTTATTGCTATCATCGCGGATTTTAGCCGGCCCGTCAGTCGGAAGCATTTCGGATCGGGCGTTGGCCTGAAACCTAAGCACGGCCTCTTGCAAAAGGGGATGGCGAACTTTGCTCATTCCTTCGACGGGAGCGCCGTCTGCTGGCTGAGACCCGCCTGGGCTTTCCAGACTTAGCCCGAGCAGGCGAATACCTTTTGCGCGTTCCTCGATCCAATCCTTGCGGCTTGTAATATCGTCCTCGATACCGCGCATTAAGTCTTCGGCGATGCGCCCTAGTTCGAGTTTGTCGATATCGTCAACTAGGTTATCGAACCATCCAATTTTGCGCTTGGGTTCATCGTTGATCGGCTTGCCGTCCAGGCTGATCGTTATCGAGCCGTCCGCGTGTTCGATCTTGATGACGTTGCCGTTGTCATCAACGATAGGCTTATCGCCGCCATTATCTCCGGTTTCCTCGATGATAACGTCAGGGCCGAGGTCTGGAGTTTGCGGTTGAGGAAACGGTGATCTGATATTTGGCGATAGGCCGGGAGTTAGGGACAACTGTTTTATCCTAAGTACAATACATCAGAAGGTGTACGCTCACGCATTTCTATTTCATTCAGATATTCCAAGAATCTACGCATAGTGTCCTTTAAGAACCTTGGCTTAGTCCCCTTGGGAAACTTCCTATGGCTTGCCGATACCTTTATCAGCTCGTCCAAATCAGGATCGTCGGGGAACTTTTCACGCCATTCGTCCACATCTTCTCGCGTCAAGGCAACCCATGATCGGTCAAACCCCGGCGGCGGGGTTTGAAGACCAAAGAAAATAACAAGTTGAAGACTTTCTCTAGTCTTGCTCATTTCCTCATACTGCATACAAAGGAGGGGGAGAACGCCCAATATGTCTCATACTCTCGCCAATCTCCGCAAGACGCTCTGGCGCTCTCGTAAGCAAACCCGCATCGCGAAGAAACCTAAGCGCCTGTGAACACGTATCGACAAGATCGTCATGCTTTCCCTTTGGAAAGGTCCGAACCTGACTAATCACCATCTCAGCCCATTCTTTATCCGGCGCATGAACCGTGCCATCGGCGAAGATATGCTGCACACTATACAGCCGAGACAGCTTGTCGCCGCCCTTCGGATCGATCAACTGCACGCCAAATTTTTCGTGTCCGACCGCTCGGCGAAGCTCTTGCGCAAGACTTATCCCCGCCGCCTTGCTTTCGACGAGTAGCAAATCGACCGCAAACCGCTTGCAGTCTTTCGAGACTTGCAAAACCAAATCAGGGAACTCAAGCCTCTTTTGCCATGCGTAGAGCATGATAACTTGCGGGGTTTTCTCGCCATACTCGCGCGGCTCAAGCTCACTCAATCTACCATATCGACTTGAGGCTTGCGTCGCAACCGCTGTCCGCTCAGACGAAAACACGCCCCAAATCGTCATCGCGCTAAAGTCGTTTTCCTGCTTGGTCGTGTAGGCGGTATCGAGCGAGGCGCAGACAAAATCCAGCGGCGGATATTTGTCCTCTGTCCAAAGCTGCCACCATTCGTCCTTGATGACGCCGCCACCGCGAGGCGCAGGCTCTTGGGCGAACTGCGCGGCTGCACCATATGGTCCTAGCGAAGCCTCATCACGATTTACTACGTCGAGCGGAAACCGCTCTGGGAAAAACAATTCGCCCTCGACCTCGCGCGGATCGCACGTTCCCAACAGCGTCGGGCCAGCTCGGCGCGGATCGAACCGCATCGGCAACATCACATGATCCCAAAGGCCGGGCGTCTTTTTGTTTAACTCGTCTAGGATGACGCCAGATATGTCTCCTTCGTGAAGGCGCTGCATAATGCAAATAATCACGCTTTTTATCGGATCGTTAAGGCGCGTCGGGATGGCTTCAAGAAAGTTGTTCACTTCCGATTGCATCGAAACTTCTGACGTGGCGCTCTCGACCGAATGAGGATCGTCAATCATCACGTAATCGGCTCGAATGCCTGTCAGCGAGCCAATGGCGGTTGCAATGCGAAAGCCCGTCGCCTCGTTGGCAAAGTTCAGCTTGCCGCGTTGATCCTGACTGATCTTGACCTTATCGCCCCAACGAGCTTGAAACCAATCCGACGTAACCAGCGTCCGCATTTTGTAGGCGTCGCGAGCGGAAAGATTTTCAATCTTATGAGCCGCGCAAAGAAAACGCATGTGCGGCTTGTTTCGCGGCCCCCAAACCCAGGCCGGAAAGAACACGTTGAGCAGGAGGCTTTTCATACCGCCTGGCGGCAGATTGATTAGCAGGCGGTTATATGGCCTCCCGTTGACTTCTACGCCTTCGTCAATCGCCTCCAGGTGTTCGGCGATCATGTCCAAATGCCAGTTGTGGACATAAGGCGCGGACGGTTCTAGGACGTGCCATGCGCGTTTGATGAAGTAGACGAGCGATCTTTCGCATCGGTCGCGTTCTAGGTCGAATAGCATTCGGGTTGGATTGACGCCGAACGGAAGTTCAATCTTGGACAAGCTTCACAGCCGCATTTCGTTTAGTCTTAACCCTGAGATTGTATGTCGGATCGTTTCGCCAATACGATTCCTTAGCCGGATGAACCGTGCCATCTGGCATAAACTTTTTAGCGCAATAGGATTGAACCCATTTATGGCTAACCATGCGCTTCGCAACGCTATCGTAAAGCGGCATGTTTGGATCGCGCCAGTCTAAGCGAGTGTCAGGTGGAAGTCGGCGCAAATCTAACAGGCCCCAGAATGTGATGCAAGGCGGTAGCTAATGCGGCTAGAGATACGCGGGAGAGAAGGGCGGATTTCATCACACTCCCCAATTCTTCGGATCGAACGGATCATGCTTTGGCTCAAAGCTATCAGGGCCAGATGGCTCGGCAGTTTCAAACGTATTGCCTTCGCCATAGACCACGACCGCATTGCGACGAACTTCCTCTGCCGTTTTATCGCCGCCCACCATGAAACCAGGACCGACTGCCGACATTGTAATCACCTCTTGCGTAGGCTTTCCGTACATATCCCAGCCGGTCAATACATATTCGCCAGTCATATGCCTCAGGAGCATATCACGAATCTCTTTACTCATTTCTCTGCCTCCCTCAAGACAGACCGCAGTCGAAAGATCATCGGCCTGCCAGCAACCGCGCTACCGAGGCCGTGCGTGTTTGCGATTGCCGGCGTCGCGAACGAGACGGCAATCGCTAAGGCGAGATAGTTCACGGAAACGGCGCGAATACTCATCCGACGCTCCCAGATATTGCGCCAGTCGGCATACGAAATCGAAAGCGTTTCGATTTGCTCGACAAAATCTTCCCGATGATAAAAGCCTGTTCTTTTTTCAGACCATCAACGGTCATTTTGAAACCGTTAGGGCCACGAACGCACCAAGCGCCAGGACCAGCATCATGATCTCGCGAACAAAAATACGGGTCTACGTCACTCATAGGTAGTTCACGGATTAGGCGCAGCAGGCGCGGGCGTCAAAGCCGCGATCTCCGCATCCACCTTCGCGCCTTCGGCCTGGATGGTCGCCTTGATCGCATCGAGCGCGGTCGGATCAGCGCCAGCAGCTTGAGCCGCAGCCTGAGCCGCCGCAACCTGAGCCTGCAACGCCGCGAGCGTCGCCGGAATGCCCTGGACAATTGCGATCAGCGCGTCGATTTTGGTATCTTCGGCCGCGACGGCGGCAGCGATATCGGATGCAGTAGCCATTAGTTTCTCCTGTCGAATTAGAATTGCCACAACGCCGATTAGCGTTAGGATATCATATATCATTCCTCGTGCTCGATCACAGGGCCGCCCAACTGCGCCACAGTCTCACGCAACGCTCCCTCCAACGCATCAAGCTGTTCGTCCGTCAACGTAGAAATGTCAAGCTTGCGCGTATGTTCCACCTTGACCGTGGACGTGCTTTCAACCGTGGTTTTGTCGCCATATTTCTTAGGAGACATGCGGCCCAGAACCCATTTGCGGGCATCCAATCGGATTTGCGTGCGCCTGATCGCCTCGCCGTTTTCCTCATATCCGACCGCGCCTTTGCCCTCTCGCTCCATCCAATCGTTTATGGCATTGTCCGATATATCAAGCATTTCATCAAAGATGGCGTCAGCTTGGGCTTCCCGCGCGCGTGCATACTGCTCACGGAAATTGTGGTTTGCTGGATTTCCGAGCCATCGCATGACAGCGGAAACGCTCGGCATAAACTCGTCTTTGCAGATTGATCGTAGGCTTTCGCCGTTCGCAATCCGATCACATATTTCGTCTGCAATTATGTCTGTGTAATCAGATTTACGCGGCATGGTTCCACGGGTCGCCTACAATCGCTTGCGGAACTGCATATTTATGCGCAACGCGCCACCAGAAGCCATATGCTCTGAAATAATGCGGCTTGTACGTTGGATTTGGCCTACAAGCCGGCGCGACAAAATATCCAAACTG